ATAGTTGTTGACAAGTCAATGTTCCATGGTTTGTTTTCCAGGAACGGTTCGCGGGGAAACATTTTGATGCCACCATAGCCGTATTCTAATCCGTTCACAGGATTCTGACTTGGCCAAACAATCACACATTCAGTTTCTGGAACGTCCCAATATAATACTTTAGAGTCTGGCTCCCAATGGAACTTAAAACCGTCAAGTACCCAAGCATCAGCATCTACAACATAAAAGTTTTTTGTTGTGCTTAACTGCGCACATGCTTTATGAACTTCATATATGCCTTTGACGTTGTCAACACGCTTGGCGTTGGGTACAAAGGAAAGCAAGCGTTGCCAATTGGCTTCGCTACCTTCTTCACCTAATGAAATAAAAAATACGTCTAACATTATTCAGCAATAAACTGTTCAACATCACTTTCTTTGATGTGGGGTGCAAGACGATGTGGGTTAAAGAAACTTGCTTTGAAGAACTTGCTACCAACTTCATCAAGTTCAGCAATGTCCAAATGTAGATCTTGTCGTAATAACTTGCCCAACTTTACAGTTTCGGCCATGAGCTTTGTTCGACTCCAAGAGTATTTTGAAGTAGGGCACTGTTCTTCGTCGCCAGCAAACAAGGGCATTACTGTTTCGCTCCAGTATTGATTATGCCATTCAAAGTCTGCTACCAACTTGTAATCCCAATCGCGACGCAGATTAGTTAGATAACAACCTAGTCGAGCACCATACATGGCCCATAAGCCATTTTGTACGTCCTGTCCTACACTCATCCAAACCAGCAGTCTGCGATGATTTTTAAAATTGTTACGAGCAGAGATCTGTCTCCAGTCCATTGGCTTGCCATCGTGTAGCGCCAACTTGACACCTTCGCGGAAACCAGCACGATATGCTTGATACGGTGTTGCGTTGTTGTACACATCTGAGTAGATGTTGTTTAACTGATGGTAATGAATGTCCCAGCAGAAATCTACTGCGCCAGCTCCTGACTCAACTGCTTCGTGTGTACGCATTTGTTCCACAACTTTTTTAGGCCAAAGTTTAACGCCGCCATTGCCATAAACCAAGCCATTGACCACATTCTTGCCTGACCAGCTCAATACATCACTACGATCAAACTTGTTCAAATCTAATTCCATTTCAAAGAAATCTGGTCGAACTTTATTGTCTGCATCAATTGAAATGAAACGTTCTGTTTCGGCAAGTTTTGCCGCGGCCTTGTGACAAGCATCACTGCCGTACACACCATGGCTGCGTTTGGCCCATGGACATTTTTCTAATAGGTCTGCATAATTCTCATCTGCATTTGGTTCATCATAGCTGATAAACACCACGTCAAATTCTGTAATTGGGGTTTTCACTGGAGTACTCCGATATCTAAGTTGTTAGCTTTATATAACAAACTTGGGACCATATGGTCAGGCCAATTTGAAATCAATTCAAAAGGATGCGATTGTCTAAGCATCAATGCTGGTAATTCTGCCCAGGACACAAAGTAGTCTGGGTCTGGCTGTGATAGTAATGCAACTGATAAATTTCCTATTAACTGATCAATTGCACAACCTTTGGAATAATGACTCTGCGCCCACAGTGAACCATTCTTAGAAAATATGCTAAGATGTTTACCGGGACCAGTTCTACTAAGCACTGTGCGTTCATCGATAATTTCAGAAAATTGAGAATGTTGTGTAGTCCGAGACAAAGTTAGGCCTGCTGCCACTGGTGGCATATTGATACGTATCTGTTGTGCATGATACAATATTTTTTGTATAATATCATGGTCCATAAATGCCCACAATCTCTTTTCCCAAAAGCCTCGCTCAATTAGTTCAACTAAATTGATTTCATCATTGCCAAATAGGTTATGTGGATCTTCAACATCGCTGATAAAAAATGGAATATTATCCCCAACTACATTTTTATCCATGTTTTGTTTAGTTTTGGTAGTCCATATACGACTTGCTTCAAATCGAATATGACCAGTGTCTAGGTAAAGCGTTGCACGTAGCGGCGAAGGAGCATAGCTATCAGTTTCTGCAGACGATAACCATCCATAGTGTACTTGTTTTTTTCTGTATTGACTTGGACGTTTGATATCAACCAAGTCAAGTGCGCCCAAGTTCTCATTGAGTGCAACTCTATAATCATTTTGATTAATTTCCCCTGCCAGTATTTTCTTTACACGGGCGTAGTCAACTATCAGTGCGCCAGCCACTTGAGTACCGCCGGGCTCAATTGATTTGATCTTGCCCGAATACTCGTCATAATACACACACCAGAACTCGTGCCTCTTTTTGTCACGACGGCGCAGTTCAAATTTTAACTCGCTCATGCTTTCCAGTATTCTAAAGGCTTTGTACTGCCCGCCAACCAGACTGGATGCAGTTGACTATGATTTTCTAATTTGAAATTTCCATTGGCTGGATAAAATGCAATCCAATCATGCCACATATGGCTAGCATACATCACAGGAGCAAGCTCTAAATCTCTAACACTTAGATCAACAATTTTAAACCAATCAGGAGTTTCCCACAATCCAGTAGCTGCCACTGCGGCCAACAAGTGTTCAATTCTCACCTGCTCGGGCTCAGGAGTATAGTTGGGCCAGTACACTGAGCTGTCTAACTCAGGTAAAATTTCAAAACTTTTACGGGCCAAGGCCGGGTCGCCAATGACCATTAAGTAAGGCCATGCAGTATTATTATTCTTTTCAATGGCGGCGCGAGCATTTATTCTATGCGGTTCAATTGGCACGCCACGATGATCTATGCCTGCACCAGGCATAAGATTAATCTGTTTGGCAACAGCAAGTTCTGCAATTGCATATGTTGACCGCCGAGTACAAGTTCCTGCCATGCAAATAATGTCTCCGGCCACAAGATCTAGACTGGCCAAGTGTTTGATTTGACTGTATGGATCTGCTTCAACATTGACAACATTTAGTTCAACAGAAGCATTGACCATCTTTGCATCTAGTGATGTAATTTTAACATGCTCGTCAAAATTAGGTGGGGCAATGATATGTATTGTCATGCCAATTCACTCATGATTTGTTCGTAGTTACGAAGTATACTTTTCTTATTCATCAAGTGAACATCTTCACCTTTGATTTCAACCACCATGTTTTTCCACTCTTCTGGCAAGTTGCTTAACATTACCCAATGGTTAGGTCCCTTGACTTCTACAATGTCGTCTCGTTGATCTTGATAACGCATATAATTGGGAATCTCTCCAACAAAGCCGCCATCTTGCCAACCATTGCACATGTGTGCGGCTATGCTGGCCGAGTAGTCTGTGCGATACAGTGTGCCTGGAAATTTATACAAGAAGCGATAGTACTCCCAGTTCTTTTTAACTGCTGTCCATATATTAAAGAAGTGTGTGGCTTCTTCACTTTTGCGCCAGTATACCACAGTACTCCACCACATGCGAACACCAGCATAATGTAGCCAACGTTCTGTTGTGTATGGTTCTTGCATTTGCAAATTGCGAGCATCTCTGTACATTGCAACATCGTATTGACTGCCAAATAGCTTTTCTAAATTGTTGTTGCCACAAAGATAGTCTGTGTCAATTAGAATAGTTTCATCAAACGGACTTAGATTATAAATGTCGTGTTTATTGGTGTTGGTAAATTGTGCGTTGAAGCTATGATATGCGCCATCGTGATGAAGCCGCATGTTCTTTTCATAATCTGGATTGGTCACAATAATATCATCCCAGGCGGCTGCCATTATTGCTGGGCCATGTGTAGCTTTGCAGTGCTCTAGGCTTTGTTGATTGGTTACCAGGACTACTGGAATGTCTGGCATGTATTTTTTACATGCATAAGCGGCCACCAAGGCCAACTGAGTGTAGTCCAACTGTTCGTTGTTGTAAGCAAACATCATAAAGCCTTTGGTGCTCATGTTACAGCCCAACAACTTTTGCGGTGCTACGTGCAGACTTTAATTTTTGTAATTCTTGTTGCTTTAACTCCATGGCAGAATCATATGCAAGCAATAGTGCATCTAAAAATTCAGTTGGATTTTCAATTTGGATAACATTGCCGCTGTTGTCCTCAACCAAGAGTCTGTTGGATCTGCTGGCCCGTACTGCAACAAATGCTATTAAAGTTTGATTTGATTTGAAAATTGCATTCTGATAGGACACAATCAACGCGGCATTTACTCGTGCGTCAATGTTTAGTCGCTGGACTTGTAGCGTTAGTCTATAGTTGGCAAATGCCAGGGCATCATTTAGGCGTGTATCCATTTGGTTCCAGAATTATTATATACGTTGTTATTTACCAACGTACAGATTCTGGTTTAACCAATTAAATTTCTTGCCAGGGCACCGAAACAGATATTGTTGGATTTGGAAGCTCTAATGTTACACCATTTTCTGTCACTGTAGACGGATGAGATATTGAAACTGCCATAGTGATTGTTCCATTAACTTTGGTTCCTAGCCCTGCGTGGTCCAGCAACATACGTAAACGCAGTTGATCATTGCTGATATTGCCATAAACTTTTAAGCGACTGGATGCATAGCCACCGTACCCACCATAGCCACCATAACTGCCATAACTGCCATAGCCACCGTAGCCGCCATAACCGCCATAACCACCATAACCCCCATACCCACCATACCCACCATAGCCGCCATAACCACCATAGCCTCCATAGCCTCCATAACCGCCATAACCACTGCCGCCTCCGGTTGGGCTAGTGTACAACAATTCTTCGTTTAATGTTAACTCTGCAAAGCCACGTTCTTGACTAATGCCTCGAAGATTTGAACTGTTCAATGACTTGACATTGAATTTTAAGGTGCCTTGGTCCAAGAAGATTCCTCCCCAAGTGCTGTAACCGGCTCCGCTACCATCTGCTATTGAAAAAGATAAACGTATGTCGCCGCCAGCATTGAAAAAGTGACGAGCACTTTCATACCCGTTAAAATTTAAAAGTATCACATTCTCTAATTGGTTGTCCCAGGTCAATACTGAGCTTGCAATTGTATTCAGTGTCAACAGCGATGTTAACGCAGGATCAACTTCGTTACGAGACGTTCTTGCGCCTTCTAACAAGTTTGTCACTGTGTCATAAAACGCAACATCAATTTTATCGCCAGGTTCAACAATGACCAATTCTTGATCGCTACTGTTTGTACGCAGGGTACTGATATTAATACGGTTTACAAGTTCGTTGGTCTTTACGGC